GTTCAAACTCTTCATCACTTACCACTCCATCGTTATCGATATCATATTGTGCATACTTTGAAGATTTTTGTAGTGTTTTTCTTTTCATCTTCTATTCTCTTTATACATCCATGCTAATAATATTATAAAACCTACAACGGTACAAAACAGCATAAACCAACCAATATATTCCCATATTTTTCTAATTAATTCCTGTCTTTCATACACTTCTTTTTGTCTTTTCTTTCTTATCTCTGCTTCCATTTGCAAAATTTCATTCCATGAATTAGCCCCGTAGTGAAAATTTATAAATGATTTTAATTCTTGTCGTTGCGCCTCTAGTTTTTTTTTAGCTGTAAAAGCCTCTATCGCACTAGCCTCTATTTCTCTACCCTTAAATAATTTCATTAATGGTGAGGCCTTTTTAGCAGACTTCTCTGTATTCTCAACATCTGAGACTGCACCCATCCAGCGGGATAGATCTTTTCCCATAGACTCAATTTCACGACCTGCGGCGAAACCACGCTTGATTGCCGAAAAAGCCGTGTTAGCGGCTGTTATGGCTATGCCGATTGAGGCTGGATCTAGCATTATCCTCTATAGCCTCCGCCTGCTTTTTTATAAGCCTTAGCCATCATTTGAGCCTTTCTAGCGCTCCACTGACCCGGTGCGCCACCTTTGCCTCCGGCTTTTATTCTGTTAAATATTCTTTTCCTTAATCCGGGCTTTGTATAATTTCCAGCTTCGTTAACTCTGCTTTTGGTTTTTCCTCCACCACTCATTGATGTAGGTATTTGTGTTGCTTTTGCTTTTTTAAAAATGTCTTCATCTAATTTTCTTCTTCTTCGTGTTGCCTTTAATGTTTTTGGCTCTCCAATTCTATTAGATATAACTCTTTTTTCCTTTGCTTTCATAATTTTAGGAGTGGAAGTTTTAAATTTTTCTCTCATTTGCATCTCTCTTCTAACGGAGGATACCAATTCTTTCTCTGATGGTGGGCCAGATTTACTGAGATTTTTTTTTGCTTCTGCTTTTCTTTTAAGTTCCGCAACTTCTTTTTGCTTTTTTCTTGTTTTTAATTTTCCACCATTATTTAACTTTAATGCATCTAAAGTCTTTGCTTGTCCTGCATGAGCTTTACTAGCTTTTTTTAACATAGAAGATATTTTTTTAACTTTTGATTTTAATCTACCACCATTTTTCATCCCGGTAGATCCACCATTTGAAGATCCGTTACCGCTACCATCGTCTATATTTTTTGCATTTCTTAAAGTTGCCAAATCCCCTGCATCTGATCCAGATAGCATAAATCCACCTGATTTTAATCTTATGGGTTTCTTCATTATGATCTCCTATTTACTTTTTTTGCAGTCTTTGTTCTGGCATAGGATCTGTTCTTTGATCTTTTTGCTACACCTAAATTTTTCTTTTTATTATCTTTTGGATTACCATTTTTATGCGTAACATCTTTTTTATCACCTTTTGTAACTTTACCAACTTTTAACATTTTGGCTCTTGCCGTATTTCTAGAGGCTCTTTTTTTCTTTTGCTCTAACTTGCTGTGATAATTTTTATATTCTTTTTTGTAGTTTCGCATTCTTCTTTTACCTTACAAATAGGGCAAACATAGTAGTTTTTATTCACTTCATCAAAGTTCATATGAACCTTACATCTTAAACATAACTTCATACAGCTCTAGTTTTACCCTTGATTGCACATCCATCTATAGATCTTTTTCTTTTTAATGGACCTCCTGCAAACATTCTTGCACTTGTCATGGGTGTCATCCTATTGGTTTGAGGGATATCTGAAGAAGCCATTTTATTGGCTCCTGTCATAGCCATTTTTCTTCTTTGAGCATCTTCGCGTTGGCTTTTAGCTAATACTGAAAGAGGATTTGTAGAAGGACCCATAGAAGCTATTTTAGAAAAAGGTCCTTGGCCTTTCATTATACCGTAAGCGGGACTAAGTATTGATGCTAGTTTTCCAATACCCCCGCCTTTCATTTTTTTAACATTTTTGTTTTTCATTCTATTGCCCTTTAGCTGTTGTTTCATTGAAGCTCTGCTAATCAACACTTCCACCTTCGTCTTGCTTGTCTTAAGCGACTATTTGGATTTTTAGCTGCTTT